CCTTAAGACCCCTCCCCCCCTAGATCACCAAGACTTCAGTTCCGTCTTCGTAAATTTTTTTGTACATACCACGCATGGGTTGATTCAATAGTACCGAATCTACTGCTTGTTCCACTGCTAATTCTTGATCCGGCTCTGATAATACTTCAGAACTCTGTACTAATCTAGCTAAAAATCCGGCTGTATCATAGCCTTCAGAAGAATCAAAACGTTTCCATTCATTGTATTGTGTGAAAGGGTTATACGGGTTGGAGGCAAGCGACAACATCACTTGTGCCATAGCTCCTCCTCTCTAGGGTAAGGGTAACAGATAGAAGTAACGATTACTACACTGCTACATGTGTCATGATGTTAACGAATGAACTACAGATCGCCACGCTTCATGGCAGCAGCCAGTGTGGATGGACTAATACCTAGTGCCCTAGCTATATCAGCTGGGGGTACATTAGCATTCAACATAGCCTTAGCTCTAGAACTAACAGAAGATGTCATCACAGTATTAGCTCTAGGCATGGCCAGTTCCTTGACCCGGTTAGGTTCAGCATACTCTAAGATCTTCTTTAATCTGTTAGTACTGACAGCCCCTGATTGTATAGCATCCCATTGTCTATCCGTTAAGTGTATAACTGGTTGTTTTAATCCCATGCGAGTACGGACTGCAGCTTTGGTCTGTGCTTGTACCTTTCGCTTTCGCTCTTTGTCTGCGTATAGCGTAGGATCTTCCTTGAGCTTGGCCCGGAAGGTAGCGTTGGCTATAGCATTGGCCTGTCGATCGAGGGGCTTTTGTCCAGTAGCTGTTTTAATCTGAGCTACTAGATCATCCACCTCTTGTTTATAGACAACCTTCGCTTTCTGATTTGTAGGGGGTGTTTTAATCTTATCAGCAGCTAAGCGGGTCTTATTAGCGAGGGCCTTCATGGAATTAGCATGGTTCGCATATAGCACCTCGACTGGAGAGGGGGATTTACTAAGCAGAGTTCTAGCATCTGGGGTTACAGCCAAACGCTTTTCGTTCTGCATGTTCGGATGTAGTTCATCTGAATCATACTTCTTAGTGACGGGGTTCATCTTCTTGTGGGTCTTACCTGTAGGAACATATACATAAGCCCCAGTCTTAGGATCTATGGGTCCACCTAGAGAAGCTTTCCTCAACTTCTGTTCTGGTATATCTATACCGGCAGTGGCTCTAGATAACAGAGTACCAGCGCCAGCTTTAGGACCACCTTGATAGAGGGTCTTTAGCTGCTTGATACCATTGTCTATCTCGCTTTGTTTGTAATCTAGTTGATGTTTCTCAGCATCGATCACAACCATAGAATGTTTAACAGCTCTAACTATATGCTCTGGTTTAGCACCTTTAACTTGCATGTCGGTAATCAAGTTGGTAATCTTACCCATCTCAAGTCCAGTAGCCTTCATTAACGGGAAGTTACCCTTATCCTCACCGTTAGGTTTCTTGCCTACGACTTCATAACCGCCATACTTTCGTTTGGGTTCGAAGTTCTTAAAACTATCTTCGTAAAATTTAGCACTAGAGCCTAAAGAGTTGAAGCCTTTAATACTACCCCTAGGATTTGGAACAACTAATACTGTATCACCATCAAAATCTGCTCCCGACAGTCTTTCAGCAACCGATGGGTGGATTCCAATAGCGTCAACAGCGTTTCCTATTAGTTTCTTGGCACCGCGATGGTTGTTGTTTACAGTGACTTCCGGGATCTCGAACCGGCCACCATGCGGGAAACGTATTAACACAACTCGGTCCCCAGTCGCAAAGTCTTGGGGAGCGTAAATTTCATTCTTATTCAATCCGGGTATCGGTAAAATGACCTTCGTCTTTTGGCCAGGCATGGCTGCTGCTCTAAGTTCCACAGCATCGGAATCGATCTTATCTGCTAGTTTACGCATAATTATTTGTTTAACGACAGGATTTGTTATCTGGCTAGCTTCAAGAATCGATCTGGTTGTTTCTTCGCGTGTAGCATTCAGCCTATCGCGTATGAAGTTATGGGGTTGTTTGGATAGGACTTGAGACGGGAAAGAGTTACGCCAAGAATCCCAATCGCCCGGTTGGTTAACGATATTCATAACAGACGTTACTTTCTCGTCCCCGGTTTTAGGATCTTTTTCATAGAATTGCTTCTTGATGGTACTACCAAACGGGTTGTCAGGATCGTCCTTTAACTCTTTAAGAGCACTCAATTTGTCAGAACTTCTCGGTTTGTTGGTATTGAACACAACGTCTACACCCGACGGCAACCCTTCTTTTTGAATCGCAACGCCTTTCATGTAATGTGTGCCGTCAACAACAATTCTAACTTGAGCATATTGGTTTGCGCCCATTGACAAATCTTTAACGCCAGGTCGAACGTATATAAAGCCATCTTCTTTTGTACCGCCATCTTCAGCGTATTTTATTTGCACCCGCTTTGAGGATAAACTGAGTGGTTCACGAATGTTTAAATATGAAACGCCGTCATTTTCAGTCCATTCTGTTAGAATATGAACTGAATCTTTTAGTTTTGCGGCATCAGAAAAAGACAAATTTTTGTCGGCAAGTATACGACGAGAAGTTTCATGACGAGTACCCAATATCTTCATGGGTAAATTATATAGCTTATAACCTTCATCTCGTAATATGGATACGGCAGCTCGAAGCTTTTCCGGGCTAATACCCAATGAAACTTCTGTTCCCGCACCAATATCGACGACCTTATGTGTTTTGACTTTATCTCTAAGGAGATTGGCGGTTGAGGTTAGAGCTGTTTCCTTCATGTCTTCGCTTCGTTTCAAACGAGCGGTAACAGTTCCGGGTGACAGGTCCAAACGTTTTGCTATTTCTCGTACGCTGGTCCCTTTATCGCGAAGTTTAACACAATCGCGGGATTGCTGCAAGATTCGAACTTCTTTAGCTACAGAAGTTGTATCTCGAAGCATGGCAACTGAAAATGCGTCTGGATCTTTAGAAGGAGACGCTAAGCCAATACCTCGCGCTATTTCGGGATCTGTTAAACCTTGATCCTTTAGATTCTTGACATAGTCTGTGAACATAGCACTACGCTGAGCTTCGTTATTACCAGAACCCCAAGGATAACGCCCAGACTTTCTAAGTATGCCGTAATGTGTTAGTTCAGAATCGTCAGAACTCACGACATCACCTCTTTCATAGCTTGGATACGATTGTCAAACAGCTTGATCTTATTCATGATCTCTCGAATGCGAGCAGGTTCTGGGATGTGTTCTATAATTTCATCAGACTGATAGATCCGTAGAATCGTTTCTAGATCGTGTGGATTATGCCTATACTCCAAACAGAATATAGCCGCATAAATCTCAAGTTGTGTCATAGATGCTTTTGTTTCTCCAGTTTTCAAATCACTAATACGTAAAGTGTTCTTACTAAAAGAAATAGCATCTGCAGTACCGAAGCAGTTCTCGCTATAAAATAACACAACCTCGGGAGTCATTCGAAAACCGATTGCGTCATTAATATAACTGCTCAAAGTTTTCTTACCACGAGGCTGTCTTATTCCTAAACGTATAGCTTCTGCTGCCCAAGCATGTTTTCGATTACCCAGGATAGCCGCATATTGATTTTCAAATATACGCTCCATCTTGGCAACGTCATAGTTTACCCAATGGTACTTACTAGCCCCGAGAAAAGCATGTTTATCCTTAAGATTGAAGTGATCGTTGAAGAGCATCTAACGTCTCTTTCTCGTTTTCGGGATATATAAAGGATGCGAACACATGTTCAGACCATGTATCTATGTAGTATCTTTGATTGGGTTGTTCCTTAGACGTAGCCGAAATCTTTACTTCTAGAAAAGCCCACTTATCTTTGTAAAAAACAGTTAGATCGGGAATACCTTGTCTATACGTTGGATCGTTCTTCAATATTAAACAACCCGGTATAAGTGATAATATATTCTGTATGAGATGTTGTTGGTATTGAGACTCTAATTTATTCACAAAAAATGAACCTTTCGTCGAGAGAAAAAAATAAACCCATGCTGTAGGTGGTGTGCTACAACATGGGTTTATACGTTTAAAATGAGACAAAAAGCGAGATCGTCGTTTTATCTCATTACTAGCCATGTTTTTCTTGTTACACTGGGTTTGGTAGTTTAATCATCGATTTGTTAAAGTTTTTCTTTCTTGAGAGTGCTTGCCAAATGCTCTGATCTATTCTAGAATCCGATTTTAGTATGTAATAATGCAGAACCGGATAGGTGGTGTTCAATCTATCGATTCGCCCTTTAGCCTGTTCTAGTTGTCTATATGAATATGGAAGACTATAGAATACAATCGTGTCGGTAGAAGTACAGTTCCAACCCTCGCTACCCGATTGGTATTGTACTAGATATATCCAACTGTCTTCGTCTGGTATATCCTCGTGTTTGTGTCCGTTCCATTCAGCAAGAGGAACTAATAGTTCTTTACCCAACGATCGTAAGATTTCTAATTCATAGTTATGTGTATAATATATGATCAGTCTTGGGTTTTCTTCAAACAGATTGTAAATAACTTCTAAGCGTGACGAATGCGTATTTGTACTTTTACGAAGTAAACGAATTAACTCAGCTACATTTTGGATCGGTTTATTTTCGGCTTCATTAAATCTCTTGTTCAATAGAGTGTATTGTTCCTTCACATCGTATGGAACTTTAATCAAATGATCCTCTCGAACTGCTTCTTTCAAATATGGCATTTCCACCATTATCTGGTCTAAGATTGCCTCTAAATACTCGACGTCTAAATATCTGTCCACCTTAGGATACTTCGTGTATCTAGAAAACACCACATGTTCACGAAAGAAACTTGTACGATTGTCATGAAATCCGTTAGCCA